GCTAATACGCATTACTCTAACTTCAGAACAAGCTGTACCTGCTGAGTTAGAAGCTAAGGCAGATACATCTACCTTAGCTACTGCTGATTCTCCTGTGCCATCGCTGACATTGGTAAATTTCATAACGCAATTTCTTTCACCATCTATTATGGTTTGTGTTGTTACTGCATCAGCCATAGTTATCTCCTATTAAGCGTCAGCAAATGGAGTTACTAAAGTGCCTGAACCTAAAATGATTCCTTCTACAGCGTATTTAGCACTACCCATTGCAGTTACCTTAATAATACTACCTGCTAATCCACCTTTAGTTGAGCCATTTAATGTAATGACATCATTAGATGCACCAGAAATAAATGTTTTACCTGTAGCATCATCAACACCTGTATATAAACCACCTACAAATTTATCTGTACCATCTGTAAGTATATCCATATCAGTAGCTGCTGTTTCTACTACAAAAAAGAAAGATGCACCTAAGTTATTTGTTTGATTTGGGTCTCCATCTTCACCTGGAGCTGTTGCTACTATGCTAGGTAAAGTAAACTTACCATCAGCATCATTACAAGTTAATATTTTTCCTGCGTGTGCTGCAACAGTAAGTGTAGTGTCTGCTGTTAAGCTAACTACATTTGCATTACCTGCTGATATAAATCCTGCTAATGATTTAACTGGACCTGAAAAAGTTGTTTTTGCCATAATTTTCTCCTCGAAAATAAGTTCTATCGTCTTGGCTTGTCTGCTAGGTCAGTCTATAGAACAATTTAAAAATCCTAGATATTAATAATATAACATAAAAAAAGGGGAGCGTGTGCTCCCCTAAAGTTCTTACGAACTACCTGGTGAACCAAAGATACCTAGTGGGTCAGATACACCGAAAGAATATCTTTCTCTCGCTTTATATCTAACATTACCAGTATCGAAGTCTCCATCCATAGTAGTAGTCATAGGTGCTCTAACAAAATGCTTCATTCCATCTGGAACATCTGTTGTAATAAAGAAAGCATTAGTATCAGTTAAATAATGATTAACTGAAAAACCTTCTGGAATTACACCATTTGTTTTTACTGCATTTATGTCATTGTCAGCAGTTCCTACTCTGTAATCACTTTGTAACAATCTAGTTGCTACAAACTGTAAATCACTAGGAATAATAAGCTTTCTAGCTTTTGCTGCAATTTTTAGACCTCTTTCATCAACATATTTGCCAATTTGAATGATTGCATCTTCTAAAGATGTTTCATTTAAATCTGCTCCTGTTGATGGTCTATTACTATTTGTGCCACCATTTACAAGTGGGTGGGCTGTGCTAAATAAAGCAACACCATCCCCTGAAGAAAAAGTAGTTGAGAATCCATTGTTTAATGGAAACGCTGCTTTTACTTGTTTTGTATATGACATAGCTCTAGCTAATGCTTTAGTATATCTAGCTGATACAGATACATAGAGGTTATCCTCCATAGCTTCTTCTGTAATGCTGAATCCTAAACCAATAGTTTCATGCGTATATCTAGCGACAAAAGATTCTTGTGCAGTATCATAAGTGATAGCTGAACCTTCATCTTTAACTGGAGCTGCTCCAAAACCAGATAACTTTAATTCTTCTTCAAAACTTCTTTCAGAATTTTCAGTTACATAGATTTCTTCGTGCTCGTTTTCATAACGATTATATTCTTCTCCGAATAATGCGTTAAGACCAGGTAAGAGTTGTTTTAACTCGTTAGCTCTTGAAATAGCTGCCATAATTTACTCCTTAACCTATACCTGTTGTATTTAACAACTGGTGTCCAACATTAAACATTACTAATACATCTGTGAAAGAATCACCAACAGCACTATCTGGTCCGTCAACAAAGTCAACGATTTTAACAGGTAGTGTATTAGTGGTTGCTACAGTAGATATATCAACCGAATTTTTGCTTGTGCCTATTGCTGTACTTCCTGCAGTTTGCACAACAGCACAGTTCTTACCAAGGTCATCTTGGTCGGCTGCACCATCGCATTGCATTTGCATTAGTACAAATGGGTCAGAAGCAACATATGCAACAATATCATCTGCAGCAGTTGATGCTGGATAATATTGATTTGGTGTGAATTGACCTGTTGATGGGTCTGTGTAAGCACATCCAAGGAATACACCAATAGGTGTTAAAGATGTTGTACCAGTATCTTTTTGGATAGTGGTATTAGGGTTATCATCACCCCACTTTACAAAATCACCATAGAATATGTCTGTAGCATATGCATTTTTAATTTTATAATGTGTAACTTTTCCTTGAAATGGACTTCCAACAATTGTACCAACTGGTCTAGCTCCATGAGGAGTTGCACTTGATGACATAATTGTCTCCTTATCAAATAATTAATAAAATAAGAAACTAAGAATCTTTACCAAATGTTGTTCGTGATTTTCTTTCAAAAACTTGTTTAGTAGCCATCCTAGAATCTTGGTCTTTAAAATATGTGTTATCTACAGATTCCATTTGAGATTCAGCTAAATTAGCAAAATATTCATCTCTAGCTTTCGCTTTTTCTTCTGGCATCTTACATAACAGTTGTCCACCAATCTCAACATTACCTTTTGCTGACCATTCAGAATTGTGGTCCATCATATGAATTTGAAGTTCTGGATGGTCCTCTAATCTACAAGGTTGCCATCCTTCTCTTAATTTTCTTGATACATTAGGATTATCAGCATTACCTAAAAGGCTTGTTCTAATATACCTAAAGACCCACCCTTCTTGTGGTGTTGGATTTGGTAAGTTTGATGGATTCTCCCAACTTTGTATGCGTTGGGAAGCCTCTCGACTTTCTATTTCCCTAGGGGTACGCTCTTGTGATTGCTCTTTGCTATCACTATTTGTTTCTATATTATTTTCTTCGGACATTTTAAGTCTCCTTTAATAATTGATTTGCATACTGCTCTGGAGTTATATTAAGACGCTTTGCGAGAGCGACTTGGCTCTGAGTCAGATGTATTTTGCGAGGGCTTTTACCGCTATTCCTCGTTGCGGGTGCTACAGGATTGGTTACCTGTCTTTTAGGTGTAATTTCAACTTCTTCTGTTTCCACAGGTTGTTGTTGTGTTACACCAAAAAAATTTGGAAATTGTTCTTTCATTTTTATATCAATCTCAGAATAATATTTCTGAGAATCTTTTGCAGGGTCAATCCCATTAGCTTGTAATGATTGGTCTAAATACATAGCATATGATGTCATTTCTTTATGTATTGGGTCAGTTCCCATAAACCAAGGATTCTTTTTAGACCATGCATCCATATCTGGGTCAGAAGGTTTTTCAATTTGTTTTTCTTGTTCTACATATTTAGAAGCAACATCTGTTTGTAGTTGTTGTGCATAATTACCAGCTTGTTGTTCTGCTAAAGTAGCTTGTGCTAATTCTGTTTGTGCAAGAGCCATTTCTTCTGCATTACCTTCTTCGTAAGCTTTTTTAAATTTTTCTTGTGCGTTATATTTTGCCCATTGTGCATTATTAAGTGCCTGTTGGTTTAATACATCGCCTCCTTGTGAAACTACACTTTGTAACTTTTGATTTTCTTTCATCAAAGTTTTTAATGCTCTTGTAGCTTCTTGTGATTCTCTTAAAGCTTGTTCTTTTGCTCTACGCTCTTCGTGAAACTCATACTTAATTTTATTAATTCTTTCACCAGCTTTTTTACTATAATCTGCAATCTCTTGGTCTAAAGCTTCATCATCTACAGGTTCTTCTTTAGTTTCTACTTTTGGAGGTCGTCTATCTTCTTCTGGTCTTTCATCAATAACTTCTACTTCAATATCTTTTGAAGGTGCAGTATTAATCTCATTTGTAACACCAAAAAATTTATCTTCTGATGTTTGCTCAGGTATTGATTCTGGTATTGATTCTGGGTTTGTATCTATTACTTGTTCTATACTTTCACTCATGCTCTAACTACTCCTGTTGGGTCATCTACTACTGCTTCTACAGTATCATCGTTAATTAAACGAAACTCTTTACCATACATTTTCATACGAGTACCTGAATAAGCTCTAAATATTACCCAATCACCTTCTTTGCACCAAGGTCCTGTTGGAAACCTTTTTTCATCACAATAAGCTTCTGTGCCTAATTTTAAAACATAACCACAAATATTAGATGTTTCTTCATCAACTCTAGTTTGACTAGCTTTAATAATGCCACCATCTGTAGTTTCTTTAGCTTCAGGCATAGCAATAAGTATTTTCCAACCTTTAGGTACTGGTAGTTGACTTTTAACTTCTTCAGTAGGTTCAGGTTTTTTAACACTTTCTGGTTTTGGGATATTTATTTTTTTATCTTTATCCATATTTTGCACGACTATTAGGTGTCGAGTTCCTATTTTTTTAAGTGTTGTTCTTTCCAATCAAGAACTTCACGCTCTGCAAGAGCTAATCCTTCTATAACTCCTGTCATTTTTTTATAATCAGAAAAGTCTTTACAACTTCCTGTTGAGATATGGTCTGAACATTCATTCATCATTTCTCTTAACTTTTTAATAAGGTAAGTAGATAGTGATTGCTCATTTATATCATTACTCATTCAGTTTGCTATCATTAACTAAATCTTTAGCTATGTCAAGACCTTTTTTATAATCATCTAAAACTTTATCGTCTGCTTTTTCTTGTCTATCTAGCAAATCACTAGCAATTTGCTGTCCCATTTTTAAACCACTTGCTTCTTGTTGAGCTTCAATTCTTTTTTCTTCGAGCTCTTTATTAGCAACAGCTTTAGCTGCATCTACTGCTAATTTACTTTCATCAATTCTTAATTTACCTTCAACTTGTTTTTCTTTAATTTCAAGTTCTTTTTGTTTAGCAAGTATTAGTGGGTCTTGTGATTGTTCTTGTATTCTTTGTTGTTCTGCTTGTGCAGCATTTGTAGTTGCTACTCTTTGTGCAGCTTCAGCAACAAGAGTTGAAATTCGTTTTTCAACATCTGCAGGTAAAGGTTCTCCTACTGGAGGTAGCTCTACACCCATCTCTCTTTCAACTTGGTCTCTAAATTGTAGTGCAAGATGTTGCATAATATAATCAGAACCAGCACTTTGTATAACTTGTGCATTTGGACTTTGTTGTACTTTTGCTTGTACATTAGGGTCTTGTTGTGCAGATACTAGTGTTTGTATATGAGCTTCATGGTCTTGGAACTCAAATGCTTGTACTGGTTTACCATTTAATATATTTTGTACTGCTGTTACTGGGTCAACTGGTTTTACTTCATCTTGTGGAGGCACTATTGTTTCAGCATCTTTTATGCCTAATACTTCAAGCATTTGTCTATGTAATTGACCTAAATCATATAACTGCGGTGCTTGTTGTGCTAATTGCATTGCAGCTTGATATTGCATAATTCTTTGAGCCATGGTTGCAGCATTTGGGTCTGATACAGGTAATACATCTATTCTTGCATCAAAATCTTGTATTTTAATTTGTTGTCCTTCTTCAACTTCATATGGATAAGATGGCTCTGTAAAGTCTGTAATTACACCTACTAATATTTCAAACTCTCTTTTCATTGAAGCATGAAGTCTAGCTTGAACAGCAGACATAACTTTCATGTTTCTTTCTAGTAATGCTAGTGTTGTTCCTACAGGTGCTTGACTATTCATATCAGATGTTTTCATATCTGAGATACTTGCAAATCTTTTACCCTCTTCTACTATATTTTGTAGTAATGAGAATAAGGTACCTGAAGGTTCTTTATAAGGTAAGAATGTAATATTATCTCTAATAGCACCACCTGGAACATCTACATCTCTAAACTCACCAGGCATAATGGGACTATCGTCTCCTTTTATACGCAATCCTCTAGCTTTTAAACCACCTGGTAGATTACTTAAAGTACCTGCATCTACTAATTGTCTTAATATTGATGTAGCAGATTTTGCTAATCCACCAATCATATGTATTAGACCAAAGCCATAAAAACCTAATCCTGGTAGGTATTGATAATGAACAAAGTGCATCCTTCTTAATTTAGCAGGGTCATCTTCATAATAGTTTCTTCTAATGCTAAGAATAATACCTGAAGGACTATCTATTGTTACAACATAAGGTAATGCTATACCTGTATTTTGACCATTAGCATCTTTATCTTCAAAACCTTTAAGGTCTAAATCTACCTGCATTTCTAAGATAGTATGTCTAGTATCATAGTCATAACTTTCTGATTCACCAGTCATTTCATTATATTTCTTAGTAATATCAGATGATGTTGGTGTTGCATCAGGTAATTCTATATCTCTATAGAATCCATTAACTTGCATCTTTCTTATATCATTAGATGACTTTTTCATTACATGAGTAGCTCTTTCACAAGTTTCTAAATCACTTGCACCATAATTAACTACTACATCTTCTGCTGGTA